CTGGCCGACGGCGCCTACGCGCGTGGGTTCAGTTACGGCATCCGCGCTCGCGCCGTCGACCTGTTCGCCATCGAGTCGGTCGGGCCGCAGTGGATCGAGTACCTCGGCAAGCCGGTTCGGGCGCGGGTGGCGGCGTGACCTGTCACCGGGATTGCCGCTGCAACTTGGGCCAGGACTGGGAGGACGTGTCGTTCATCACCCCGACCTTGGCAGTGGGCGGCATGGTCCACGACTACGAGATCGACGATCTGCGGGCGCTCGGGATTACGCACGTCCTCAACGTCAACTGGCCGGATCGGTCGGAGCAGCCAGCGGTCGTCGATGCTTTCGTGCATCTGGACCTCGCCATTCTCGATGACGGCCAGCCGAAGCCGCCGGAGTGGTTCCAGGCCGGGATCGCTTTCGCCGCCACCCTGAGGTCCACCGATAAGCTCCTCGTCCACTGCGGGCATGGTGTCAATCGGTCACCCGCGATGGCCTATGCCATCCTCCGGGCGCAGGGGCGCAGCGACGCGGAGGCGCTGATCCGGGCCAACCGCCCGCAGGCGGGCTCCGGTAAGACGGGTGGCTCTCTCGCCGTCTACATCGCGTCTGCTGACGCGGCGGTGGCGGCATGATCGAGATGAGCACCCAACTCGTCGCGACGCCCGGCGGCATCCCCGTCGTCTACGCGGTCCGGGACGGCACGAATGACGCGGGCGTGGCAATCGCGCTCAACGTCTGGAACGACATCCGCTGCGACGAATACCGCATGACCGGCCGGGCCCTTTCGGGCTGGGCCATCGACGTGGGCGCGCATATCGGGGCCTTCGCCGTCGCGACCGCGCTCGATCATCCCGACCTCCGAGTGCTCGCGGTCGAGGCGGTGCCGGAGAACGCGGCGCTCATCGCGCAGAACGCCACGCGGGCGGGCGTCATTGACCGAGTGATCATCGTCCAGGCCGCCGCCGCCGCTCCGGGAACCTCGCAGACGATCTGCCATTACGGCTACCGCCACGACGTCTCGGCCAACGATGGCTATCTCGAAGCCCATCGGTTCGTGGCCGAGACATGGGGCAGCCGGGGCGAGCCCGAGTTCGCCGTCCCGACCGAGGCGGTATCGCTCGACCTTCTCATGGCCCGCTACGGCATCGGTGACGTGGCCCTGCTCAAGATTGATTGCGAAGGCTGCGAATGGGCCTTCCTCGACTCGCCCGCGGTATGGCGGGTGGAGACCATCGTGGGCGAGTACCACGGCGGGATCACGGGCGTGGAGGACACCCACGGGCGCCTAGAGGCGATGCTCCAGCCCACGCACGACATCACCTACTGGAATGAGGAGCTCGTCATCGGGCTTTTCGAGGCGGTGCGGCGATGACCATTCGGGTTCTCACGGACGCGCAGCACCACCACGCGCTGTACGAGTCGCTCGTGATGCTCATGGAAGACCGTTTCGGCTGGGAGCTCTACCACCTGCACGGCATGGACTGGTGGGATCAGGGCTACTGGAACTGGGAACGCCATATGCCCCACGGCGAGCCGGTCGCCCGGCAGTACCTCGGGGAGTGGGGCACCGACCGCGACATGGGCGGATGGTCGGAGCGCGACGAGCCGCAGTATCCGGGCCGGGTGCATCGGATGGTCACCGTCGAGCAGGCGCGGGGCCTCGGCTTTGACATCGTGCTCGCGTCCCTGACCGAGAACGAGCAGGGCTTGCACGACTTCGCCCGCTCGATCGGCGCGAAGTTCGGCATCCAGGTCGGCAATGTCGGCACGGCCAACCGCTACGACCTCATCGACTTCGCCATGTTCAGCACGACGCGGGAGTTCCACCCGTGGGTCCCCTATGTCACCTACCGGCAGGAGTTCAGCCTCACCGACTACCGCTTCGACTACCCGCCATCCGATCCGACGTTCGTCGGAACGTGGGTCCAGGCACTCCCGTCAGATGCCTTCGAGTACGAGCGGTTCGTCCGGCTGGCACAAGCCCTGCCGGAGCTGCGCTTCCGCTACCACGGCCACATCGGGCCGCACGACCAGTATTGGGGCGGCAACGTCCCGACCTCTGGGCAGGTGGCGGCACAGATGCGCTCGGCGCGGGTGGGGCTCCATCTCAAGAAGTGGTCGGACGGCTACGGCCACGTCATCCACGGCCTCGCCGCGACCGGCAAGCCGATCGTCGGCACGGCGACCTACTACGCCGACCAGCTCGCGGGGCCGCTGTTCGTTGACGGCGTGACGAGCTTCGATGTCCAGACGCACAGCCACAATGAGACGGTGGAGTTCATCCGCCGGCTCGCGGTGGATGACGAGTTGCACGAGCGGATGAGCCGGGCGTCGGCGGCGCGGTTCGCCGAGATCGTCAACTTCGATGCCGAGGCCGAGGCGATCCGGGCGATGCTCGACGGCATCCTCTCGGATCGGCGGGTGGCGGCATGAGGATCCAGTGGGCCGGCGACCTCGCGGGGACAGGGTTCGGTTCGGTGACGAAGGATTGCGGCAAGGCCCTCCTGGCCCTCGGGCACGACATCAGGTTCATCAGCCAGAACGACCTCGGGGCCGATCTGGAGGAGCCCTTCGCCTCGCGGACGTTCGAGGTGACACCGGACCTCGCCGACGCGGAGCTCGTCAAGGACTTCGGCCTCAACTCGGTCAGCCTGACCCATGACGCGATCCTGCGGCTGTTCCGGGGCGATCTGTGGCAGGACGGCTGGCGGCCCGAGATGCAGGTCATCCTCGGCGACTTCTATAACGTCCGGCGGATGGTCATGGCCGACGCCGCCACGGCAGCGGCCTTCGCGGCGCTGCCGACTTACCACTACGTTCCGATCGAGGGCGTGGACCTGTCACCGTCGCTGCGACATCTGTGGCAGATCGTCCATCCGGTCGCCATGAGTGAGTTCGGGGCGGATCAGATCGAGCGGGTCATAGGCACCCGACCACCCGTCATCTACCACGGCGTCGATACGGCGCAGTTCCGGCCGGCCTCCCCCGAGCGCCCGTTGCAGATCGGCCCTCGGAAGATCCGCACCCGCGCCGATGCCAAAGCCGTGTTCATCGAGCACGCCCACAGCGACAAGTGCGCGTCAAAGTGCCCGCTGCCCGTCGTGTCATGGACGAAGGCCCAGAAGGTGGCCGCCGGCCAGCGGTGGATCCTGCGAACGGATCGGTTCATGCCCCGCAAGCGGTACGCCTCGTTCCTGCGATCGCTCGCGCCCGTGCTCGCCATGCGCGCGGATACGTTCCTCGTCATCCACTGTCGCTCGATCGACGAGGGCGGCGACCTCGATGACCTGTTCGCCAAGTACCCCCCGGCGATCCGGGCGCGGATGATCGTGACGGGCTTTCACGACAAGATGGGCGGGGCGAGTCGGGACATCCTGACCGCGCTCTATCAGGCCGCCGATGTGTACGCCTCGTGCTCCGCCGAGGGTTTCGGCCTGACGATCGCGGAGGCGATCGCGTGCGGCACCCCCGCGGTGGGGATGGACTACTCCAGCGTGCCCGAGGTCATCGGCCCGGCGGGGCTCACCGTTCCCGTTGATCGGCTCGACGACAACGAATACGGCTACGCCTGGGCCACCGTCAACGAACCGGCGTTCGGCTCGGCGGTGGCGCTGCTCCTGGATGACGAGGTGCGCCGCCGATCGCTCGGACGGATGGGACCGGAGCACGTTCGCAGCACCTTCTCATGGGCTACCGCCGCCGCGCAGTTCGCCGCGCTCACGCCACAAGAGGCCGTCGCATGACCCAGCCCGCGTTCGTCTCCGCCGCCTCGGTCCGGGAGTACCTAGAACTCAACGCGATAGCGTCGTCATCGAGGTACACCGACGCCACCCTCGGCTCGAACATCCGGGCCGCATCGTGGGCGCTCGAACGGGCCACCGGGCGCATCTTCGCCGACTCTACCCGGACGCTCCTGTTCACCACGAACGGCGCGGCCTACCTCACGATCCCGCGGCTCCGGGCCGCGTCAGCGGTGACCCTCCAGGGCTCGGCCCTCGCCGCGGACGCCTCGTACTGGCTCACCCCCGACAGCCAGCAGACGGGCGTCTCGACGGGCATCCAGCTCCGGGCCTTCGGGACCCAGCGGCAGGGCGCACCGTCGTACCTGTCCAATCCTGAATGGTTCGATCGGGGCCTCGACATGCGGAATCGTTGGGGTTCGTCGTCGCTGCCCAACGATCTGTCGATCGCCGGGTCGTGGGGCTACACCGACCTCCCCGAGCCGCTCCTGCATGCCACGAAGGTGCTCGCGAGCTTCTACACCCTCCGACCGGACGCCATCCTCGCGGGCGCCGTCGCCACGCCCGACGGTGGGTCGACCGATCTCTCCAACCTCCCGGTCGAGGTCCAGAACTTCATCGTCGACTGGCGCGTCGGTCCGTGGGCGTTCGGGCTGTGAGCGCGACCTTCCGCCTCGATGGGGAACGGGAGCTCCGTCGCCGCCTCGTCGCCGTGGGCCAGGCGCCGAAGGGCATCCTGCGGGACATCGGCGTGGGGGCCGTGCGCGAGGCGAAGCTCATCGTGCCCCGGCGGACGGGCAACCTCGGGCGGACGATCCGCATCGGCTCGGTGACGAACGACCACGTCGAGGTCGTCGCGGGCGGGACACGAGGCGTCGGCTACGCCGCCGCGGTGGAGTTCGGGTCGCGGCCCCACATCATCGTCCCACGGAACGCCAAGGTGCTCGCCTGGGGCGGTGCGCGGACACTCGGCGGCAGGCTTCGCAAGGGCTCCAAGGCGAGCCACTTCGCCCGCCGTGTGAACCACCCCGGTAGCCGCGCCCGCCCGTACCTCATCCCGGGCTTCGAGAAGGCCCTCCGGTCCGTTGGACTCGGCTCGCTCATCGACCGTTGGAACCGAGCCGGATGACCACCTACCGCTCCGATCTCGTGGTCGGCGTGCGGACGGTCCTGCTCGCCCAGCAGACCGCCACGCCGACGCGGCTCCGGGCGGTCTACAACGCCCGCCCCGGTTCCTTCCCCGAGACGCCCTGCGCCTACATCGGCCCGCGCGACGAGACGATCACGCTCGGCGGCCAGCTCATGACCCGGACGTTCTCCGGGCTGACGGTGGTCCTCGTGGATGCCCTCCAGGACGCCAGCGAAACTGAGGATCGCCTCGACGATCTCGTGGATCTGCTCGTCACCCGCTTCGCGGCAGCCTACGCCCAGGTCGCGGGCGGCAACAACCTCCTCAACATCACGGGCGCCGCCGATACCGACATCATCCTCGACGGCCCGACGGGTCCGGTGACCTACCGCGGCGTCGTCCTGTCGTTCGGTACGACCTTCAGCTCGGAGGGTCGCACATGAGGTAGACACCCCTGATCGTCCTCCGTCCGCCTCGCCTTCCCCCCCCCCCGCATCGCAGCATCTTTCGGAGGTACTAATGCCGATCCAGGGTCTCACGAGACTCCGCTTCAACCAGGTTGGCTTTCAGTCGGTCATCGGGACCGCTGTCACGACCACCCGCCGCGTCCCGTGGCGCGGCATCCCCGTCTACAACCCCAACCGGACCGACCCCGACGTCGATGTCGGGTCACTCGACCCGGTCATCCTGCCGTACCCGACCGCGGTGGACGTGGACTGGAACTCGACCGGCCCGGTCACGTTCGACGACCTCCCGATCCGCCTCGCGGGCGGGCTGAAGGGCGGTGTGACCCCGACCGGCGGCGGCACGGCTAAGACATGGGTCTACCAGGTCGCCTCGCTCACCGCCGATGCCTTCGCCTACCTCACCCTCGAAAACGGCGACGACACGGAAGCCACCGACTCGATCATCGGCTTCGGCGGGGTCGCTGACGTCCTGGAGGAGACACTGCCCGAGGACGGCGGGCCGTGGACGATCTCGGACCAGTGGATCTTCGCTGGTGGCACCCTCGGCTCCAACTCGACAAACGGCCTCCTCGTCGACGATACGCCGGTCTTCGCCTTCGGCACGGACACGGCGACGTACATGGACACGGTGCCGGGCTCCATCGGCATCACGCCCCTCGTCGATGCCATCCACGGCATGACGCTCCGGGTCTCCAACAACCTCGACCGCAAGCGGTTCCAGAACGGCTCCAACACGCGCTTCCAGCTCGCCGGCTACGGCCGCGGGGCTCGCGTCATCGAGCTCGTCCTGACCCTTGCCAAGACCGCCGCGACGATCGCCGAGGCGAACACCCTCGACGACAGCCCGGTGCCCAACCGCTACTTCTCCGTCGCGACGAGCTCGACCGAGCTGGCCCAGGCGGCGAACCCCTATTCCTACATCCGCAACGGCGCCTTCCGGCTCTTCGAGCGGGCGGACGGCGAGATCGGTGGCAACGCCACGATCAACCTCACCTACCGAGCCTTCTACGACGCGACGCTCGGCTACGCCTACAAGGCCACCGTCGTCGACCAGCTCACGGCCCTGCCGTGATCGCACCTGTGGCGGTGCGGGTGAGCGATTGCGCTTGCCCGCACCGCAACGGCTCGGTGCCCCATCCCGAGGGCGACGAGGTCTACCTTCGAGCCAAGGCATCGCTCCCGCTCGGCCTAGCCGTGCAGGGCGACATCCGTTCAGCGGCGGGCGACGGGACGATCCTCGCCTACGCCTGGAAGATCAGCTACATCCGCCACGGCGCGGTCGGCTGGAACCGCCTCGACGCCAAGGGCCAGCCGGTCCCGTTCAACCCCCAGGACATCATCGACGACTTCGAGATGGGCATGACCGTCGCGGAGAAGGCCGACGAGCTGTACGGGGAGACGGTGGCCATCCCTTTCGTCCAGAAGCTGGTCGAGACCTTGCTGCCTGGGCCGACGGACGACTCGACCTCACCGCCCCCGACATCGACCCCCTCGCCTTCCGAGCCATCGTCGGACGAGCCTACGGCGGCTACGACGCCGTCGATGCCATGACCTATGAGGAAGGCATGGCCGCAGCTCAGGTGCTCCTCGAAGAGCGCCACGGTGCCGCCCTGCGGACCGCACAGGCTCACGAGGACGCCGCAGTTGAAGCGTCCAAGCAGGCCATCCGCGACGTCACGGGGAACCGCTAGATGGGATTGGCCGAACGCGCCGAGCTCGTCGCCCGCCTGTCGCTGAAGGACGACTTCAGCGCCAAGCTCCGGGGCATCGAAGGGAAGATGCGTGGTTTCGATCGGGCCACGCATCGGACCCAGCGATCGCTCGGCCAGTTCGGCCAGAACCTCCAACGCGCTGCGACCGTCGGTGTCGTCGGCTTCGCTGGCGCCGTCGTGGGCGCCGTCAAGGTGGCCGGCGACTTCGAGGCCAGCCTCAACACGATCAACACGATCGCCCGGGCCAACGCCGAAGGGCTCGACGCGATCGGCGACGCCATCCGCAAGGTCGCCCGCGATACCGGCACTCCGTTGGAAGACCTGACGACCGGCTACTACGACCTCCTCTCGGCCGGGATCAAGGCGGCCGATGCCACGAACGTCCTCACCGCCGCGAACAAGCTCGCCATCGGCGGCCTCGCCACGACCGCGGAGACGATCGACCTCCTCACGACCGCAATCAACACCTACGGCGGCGACGCCTCCAAGGCCGCCGGCTATGCCGATGTCTTCGCCAAGGTGGTCGAGCGTGGCGTGGTGACGGCGGCCGAGATCGCCCAATCGTTCGCCCAGGTCGGGCCCATCGCGGCCGCCTCGGGG